ATGGAAGTCAACAAAAAGCAGCTGGCTGACATTTTCGGTGCGAGTATCCGTACCATTCAGAACTGGCAGGAACAGGGAATGCCCGTTCTGCGAGGCGGTGGCAAGGGTAATGAGGTGCTTTATGACTCTGCCGCCGTTATAAAATGGTATGCCGAAAGGGATGCTGAAATTGAGAACGAAAAGCTGCGCCGGGAGGTTGAAGAACTGCGGCAGTCCAGCGAGGCAGATCTCCAGCCAGGGACTATTGAGTACGAACGCCATCGACTTACGCGTGCGCAGGCCGACGCACAGGAACTGAAGAATGCCAGAGACTCCGCTGAAGTGGTGGAAACCGCATTCTGTACTTTCGTGTTGTCGCGGATCGCAGGTGAAATTGCCAGTATTCTCGACGGGATCCCCCTGTCGGTGCAGCGGCGTTTTCCGGAACTGGAAAACCGACATGTTGATTTCCTGAAACGGGATATCATCAAAGCCATGAACAAAGCAGCCGCGCTGGATGAACTGATACCTTACCGAAATCGGTACGGATACCGCGAAAGAGCAGATTTATAACCGCTTCACACTGACGCCGGAAGGGGATGAACCGCTTCCCGGTGCCGTTCACTTCCCGAATAACCCGGATATTTTTGATCTGACCGAAGCGCAGCAGCTGACTGCTGAAGAGCAGGTCGAAAAATGGGTGGATGGCAGGAAAAAAATACTGTGGGACAGCAAAAAGCGACGCAATGAGGCACTCGACTGCTTCGTTTATGCGCTGGCGGCGCTGCGCATCAGTATTTCCCGCTGGCAGCTGGATCTCAGTGCGCTGCTGGCGAGCCTGCAGGAAGAGGATGGTGCAGCAACCAACAAGAAAACACTGGCAGATTACGCCCGTGCCTTATCCGGAGAGGATGAATGACGCGACAGGAAGAACTTGCCGCTGCCCGTGCGGCACTGCATGACCTGATGACAGGTAAACGGGTGGCAACAGTACAGAAAGACGGACGGCGAGTGGAGTTTACGGCCACTTCCGTGTCTGACCTGAAAAAATACATTGCGGAGCTGGAGGTGCAGACCGGCATGACACAGCGACGCAGGGGACCTGCAGGATTTTATGTATGAAAACGCCCACCATTCCCACCCTTCTGGGACCGGACGGCATGACATCGCTGCGTGAATATGCCGGTTATCACGGCGGTGGCAGCGGATTTGGTGGGCAGTTGCGGGCGTGGAACCCACCGGGTGAAAGTGTGGATGCAGCCCTGCTGCCCAACTTTACCCGTGGCAATGCCCGCGCAGACGATCTGGTACGCAATAACGGCTATGCCGCCAACGCCATCCAGCTGCATCAGGATCATATCGTCGGGTCTTTTTTCCGGCTCAGTCATCGCCCAAGCTGGCGCTATCTGGGCATCGGGGAGGAAGAAGCCCGTGCCTTTTCCCGCGAGGTTGAAGCGGCATGGAAAGAGTTTGCCGAGGATGACTGCTGCTGCATTGACGTTGAGCGAAAACGCACGTTTACCATGATGATTCGGGAAGGTGTGGCCATGCACGCCTTTAACGGTGAACTGTTCGTTCAGGCCACCTGGGATACCAGTTCGTCGCGGCTTTTCCGGACACAGTTCCGGATGGTCAGCCCGAAGCGCATCAGCAACCCGAACAATACCGGCGACAGCCGGAACTGCCGTGCCGGTGTGCAGATTAATGACAGCGGTGCGGCGCTGGGATATTACGTCAGCGAGGACGGGTATTGCCAGCATGGCTTTTAATGAGCCGCTGATGCTTGAACCCGCCTATTGCACCACCAGATATTCCGGCAGGCTTCGTGGCTGTTTTCAACAGTGATGAGGCATCGTGGCATCTCGTTGAAGACCATCGGGGTAAAACGGTTTATGACGTGGCTTCCGGCGACGCGTTATTTATTTCTGAACTCGGTCCGTTACCGGAAAATGTTACCTGGTTATCCCCGGAAGGGGAGTTTCAGAAGTGGAACGGCACAGCCTGGGTGAAGGATACGGAAGCAGAAAAACTGTTCCGGATCCGGGAGGCGGAAGAAACAAAAAACAGCCTGATGCAGGTAGCCAGTGAGCATATTGCGCCGCTTCAGGATGCTGCAGATCTGGAAATCGCAACGGAGGAAGAAACCTCGTTGCTTGAAGCCTGGAAGAAGTATCGGGTGTTGCTGAATCGTGTTGATACATCAACTGCACCTGATATTGAGTGGCCCGCAATCCCTGTTATGGAATAATAGTTTTGTGATATGCCGCAGAAACGTTATATGCAATAACGTGCTGCGGTTGGCTGATGTACTTTCGAGAGTGTATTGAATAATTTCCAACCGTCATTAATTTTATTTATTTTTTGTATGAGAGGATTTGAACCTCCGAGCCTCGACACCTTATGACAACGCGATATTGCCTTGATGACCGCCATGTGCCAAAATAACCAATTGATAAATAAGTTGATTTTAATTGGTTGGAAGCAAGTCAGGTCAAATTCAGCATTCCGCTCTCTGTATCGGATAGTTAAATTTTTCTATAACTGATAGTAATATGTTAAAACTCACACAGATAAATTATCATTGCTCAACAAGTATAATGGAGTTCCCGTGGATACAGCAGAACATGATGGCAAGTTTGCTTGGGCTAGTTTTTATGAGGCTTTTGCCAACGCGTTACTGACTTGGCGAAATCGTAGAGATGAATTAGTCAAAGGTATTCATCTAATTGCCCCGGGTGTGGAAGGAATGTCCCATCTGCAGGACAAATCTATTATGGGAGAGATCTTTCCCTTAAAAGACATTTGTCCGTTTACTACTATGGGCTTGTTCAATCGTAACTTGACCGACAGCAATCGCAAAATTATTGCTGCCAAGCTAGCGAATTTGTTGGGCGTGAACGAACCGATTCCTGACTCCTTTGCCGGAATCCCTCTGTTGAATAACCAAAAATCTTGGTTCTTTGGTTATGAAAAGTCACGCGACCCTAATGACATTGAATGCTTGTGGGAAATGTTCTCACAGGCAATGACCTTTGCGGATAACCAGAATACTAACTCTGCAGACTTCACTGCCGCATATGACATCGCTTCTACAGTAATGAATGTCGGTTGGAATCTCACCATGGGGTTGTACTGGACCCGTCCTTGGTTCTACCCCACTTTAGATAGCCAGTCGCAGTATTACATTCAGACAGTGTTAAACATTAAGATCATTAAAAACGGGGCAAAAGGTCGCTGTAGTGGACAAAGTTACCTGAGTCTTATGCGGGCGCTGAACGAGGTCTTTACCCAACCAAACTATCCGGTTCATTCTTTCCCAGAACTTTCCTTATCAGCGTGGAATACAGATCTTAGCCAGTCTAAAGATGAGGTGGCAAATAGAACGTGGAAAGCCTCTTTACTGAATAAAATTAAGGCGTTATGCCTGAAAAAAAATGGCCCTTATTTCACTGCTTCGGAGTTGGAAGAAAACTACTTGGACGTTTTCAAGGTAGAGCATCCTGAGAGCAAAACTGTTACAAGCTCAATCTACTTTTATCTACAGAAACTATGCAATGATGATGAGTTAAAGTCCCTCGAGTCCGGAAATTATGAATACCTGAATTTTGAGAAAAACGAATCCCAGACGATAACTGAGGAAACTGTCGAAGAGAGTGCGCTGTCGCCAAAACTCACCCACGTTCCTTATGACATCAGTCATCTGGTGCAGGATGGCTGTTTCTTGGAAGAGGCTAAGATCCAACTCACACTTCAGCGCCTGATCGACAAGAAAAACCTGATATTACAAGGACCACCCGGAACTGGAAAAACTTGGTTAGCGCGACGTCTGGCGTACTGCTTGATGGGAGAAAAAGCACCTGAGCGTATTAGCGCGGTGCAATTTCACCCGAACCTCTCTTACGAAGACTTTATTCGCGGCTGGCGTCCAGGTAAAGAAGGGCAATTGACGCTAATTGATGGACCTTTTGTAAATGCAATCAAAACTGCAGTCAATAATCCTACCTCGAAATATGTGGTGATAATTGAAGAGATTAATCGTGGCAATCCGGCGCAAATCTTCGGTGAAACACTCACGTTGATGGAAGCAGATAAACGCACGCCGACTGAGGCATTATCTCTTTCCTATCCTAAAAATGCTGATGAAAAAATATACATTCCTGAGAATCTATATATCATCGGTACGATGAATATTGCAGACCGCTCACTCGCACTACTTGACCTAGCGCTGCGCCGTCGTTTCGCGTTTATCGATCTAAAGCCAGCTTTTAATGACGCGTGGAGAAACTGGGTAAATTATAATTACGCAATTGATTTTGACATGTTAGCATTCATCAAATCTCGACTGACGGTATTAAACGATATGCTGGCAAAAGATGTTACCTTAGGACCACAGTTTTGTATCGGTCACAGCTATGTCACCCCAGCTATCGGCCAAAAAATCAACGATGCCCAGGCTTGGTATGAACAAGTCGTTGATACAGAGATCTGCCCTTTGCTCGCCGAATATTGGTTCGATGCTCCAAATAAAGTCGATGAAGCCAGAAAAGTGTTATTAGCAAAATGACGACAATAACCGGGAGTGAGCAACATACAGCATCACGTATTCCCATGCGAAATATCTGGATGCTGATGCTGTACGCTTCAGATCTGTTTCGCCAGTTAGGGCGCAATCAGATCGCAGTAGAAGATAACCCAGCAGAAATCCCCGACCTGGTGGCGACAATCCTCCTTCATGAGATTACGCTGCGCCGACGTCGCAATTTAAATATGGGATACCAAACTTGTCATGCGGCCCTGAACCGGGTGAGAGGGCGCATTGACATACTGTATACTGCCAGTCATCAACTGCTGGAACGGGGACAGGTTGCCTGCCATTTTCAAGACATAACCCTCAACACCCCCCGAAATCGCTATGTTCGCTGTGCGTTAGAACGTCTGGCCTCAATCATAGTGAAACCGTCTTTGGCGGCAGATTGCCATTTTATGGCAATATCACTTCGCCGTGAGGGGATAAATGGAGGATATCCTGCCCCCCACGAATTACCCTCAGTGTGGCGTTTTGGACGCCATGATGCCGCAGATAAACCGATGGTCGATGCCGCACGATTAGCTTTTGAACTGCTGATGCCGACCGAAGATCAAGGCCAATATCTTTTACCTGCGCCCTCAAATAACCTTTACTGGATGAGAAGACTATTTGAAAAAGGTATCGCTGGCTTATATCGTGTACACCTTGACAAAACAACTTGGCAGGTCTCTGCAGGGAAAGAGCTGAAATGGGCGTTGAGCGATCAAAGTGCAGGTAGTGCAGAGATTTTCCCGACAATGAAGTCAGACATTATTCTGGAACACAAGACTGCCCAGCGGCGTATTATTATCGATACCAAATTTAATTCGATTCTGACAAAGGGTTGGCATCGGGAGCAATCACTACGTAATGGCTATATTTATCAGCTATATACCTACCTTAGAACACAGGAGAACAAGACGGATCCGCTTTCGCTCAATGCCGCTGGTCTTCTACTTCATCCAGCTGTTGGCTATATGCTTAATGAGTATGTTGTCACTCAGGGACATAAGATCCATTTTGCTACAGTAGATATGACGGTAGATGCTAAAGCAATTAAAAAACAATTGCTGGCAATAGCCCATGATTGTGCAGGAGTCGCGGTTGATGACTAACCATCCTATAGGGCACTGGCTGTAATATAATCAATAGTTTCAATTAAGTAGCTGTTATCCGTGCTTAGTCATCATATGACGCACCACGGTCTAATTTTCCTGCTCATACATTGATATATCCTTGTCGTGCCCGGAAAGTCGCAGTCCACTATGAGGTATACCGATTGCCAGCACCAAAAGCTTCTTTGTGATTATTATATCGGGGAATGCCTATTTTTTTAGTGACAATATCAGATAGCAATTAATAAGCGGTGCCGGTAATGGATGTTATGTTTAATGTATAGACACAGCCATCATAAACTAAACGTCTGTTGTTCGCTCATAACCGACATTTATCTCAGTTATGGAGGATAATTATGTATGCAGATAATGGGGCAGACAGTCGTGGAGTAAACAAGGTTTTGCACTGCTTGGCGGCATCGTTATCTTATTTTTAATTATGTGCCTCTTAACATAAGTTGGGACAAAACAGAGACACATAAGGTCTCACAAAGGTCTGCAAGGCCTCACATGTATTGAGATGTTAATAAAATGTAGACTTGTAATTTGGATATAAATGGTAGAGAAAACCTTTCCCCAAAATAAAAACGAACGTCAATGAAATCAAACGGTTGAATAAAGTTAATTTTGGCTAATAAAAAGACAATAAAATAATTTTTATCATTAAATATCAATGACTTGAATTCATGGTTTTTATATACTGCTGCGCCATATGGGTTGGACTGAAGCGGCTGACCTGATTGTTAAAGGTATGGAAGGCGCAATCAATGCCAAGACCGTAACTTATGACTTCGAACGTCTGATGGAAGGCGCTAAGCTGCTGAAATGTTCAGAGTTTGGTGAAGCGATCATCGAAAACATGTAATCTCTCCATGTGTTAAATATTGAAACGGGCGTATAACACGCCCGTTGTTTTATTTATGTGGATATTATTAATAGCATATCGAGCATATTTATATGAAGCCCATTACTTGAGCCCATATGGGCATATTTTTATAATGCAACTATTATGTAAACATTTATTTGTTATTTTGCTTTCTCCTGGAGGACACTCTTGACTGCTTTTGAGTAAACTCCATAAATCCTTGTTGAATGGTGCGATGTGATAAATAGTAATAGGATATTCTTTATCCTTAAGGATAATACCAGACTTAACCGGTGTAAATATACTGCCAGGAGGGAGAAATATAGTAGATTGATACCAGATGATCATTTTCATATTACCCCATATGGCTGAAAAAGATATACCACATGTAGGTTGAATTACCGTGTCAATTACTATCCACTTCATTTGTTATGTCTTATCCCACGGTATTTAATATGGTTCATTAGGATGTTTATTTCTTGATTTTGCATATGAGTATATTACCCCCCCCCCTCAAAAAAATAAATTAATTAAAATGATGGCTTATATAAAATAAAATTTAAAGCAAGGAATCTCAATGGATGTTAAACAAAATGAGATTTTGTGAAAGCAATAAATTATTGACTTCGTTTTAGATTTGTTTAGCTATAATGTTATACATTCAAATGACTGAACATCCTGTAATTAAAACATAGCCTTTATGCTACTTTGTGCCAATTTGCTAAACATTATGGTTGCCTTTTTATATAACGATAATAATGAATATAAGCATGACATGAGAATAAGGTTTCAATTTTTGAGTTATATAGGAATGATTTAACCTGTTCCTGGCTAAAATACATATAACCGGATGATGACTAAACCAAAATACATGTGCGTTAAGTATTGAAACGGACGTGTGGCACGGCCGTTGTTTTTATAAATATGTTAACCGTTATAAAATAACGTATCAAAAGTCAAGTGATCACATTTCAAATATCAAGTTGATAGTATTAGTCTGGTGATTATTTATGGGTGACAATAAAAAGACAGTATTAATCATCCATAGAGATAGTCTCTGCACTTTTATTTCCATTATGCTAATGCCTTACTGAATTATGAAGCATTTCTTAAGTATCCAACTTTAGCTAGATTAATGGTTTATTATTTTCTACATCTTCAATATATAAAAGCGTATTATCAATGGCGTAGTAACTGCGTTTGTTATGATTAACATCAGTAACCCACCGGAAAACGCCCGCGCCTGCCAGTGTTGAACAGTATTCCCGAAATGTAGATTTTCCGCAAATATGAAGCAATGCGGCCTCTTTTATTTTAGCAGGGTTCTTGGTCGTACTAACTTTTAACAGGTTCCTGGTTCCTCTTAATAACAAAACCGTATCATCGTGAGTAATAATTCTGATGTTATCCGTAGCCAGATAATAAATGTAATGTGCAATACGGTGATGTTTTAATTCTGAATAAAACCAGGAGAAGTTTTGCTCTTTTCTCACTTGCTCAAACATCTTTTGAAAAACAACGACCTGATCCAT